GATCAAAAACAGATGGCACTCAGACAACTGTTGGCTCAACTCGGCATAGAAGATGACCTCCCAAGCTTAAAGCCTTCGGATGACAATCAGGTTTCAGAAATGGCCGGCAGCGCAAGGACAGGCCAATTGGCTGCCATCGCTGGCCGCCAGCCCGGGAAGCGCGATGACGAGAACAACCCATGGGCCATCTGCGCGGCCTCGGTGGGTCGAGAAGATAAAGAAAAGTATGAGAAATGCGTTAAAAGCGTAAAGAAGCAGAATCGAGGCAAAAAATGATGGCAACAACAAAAGCATTCGTTGATACATGGCTAGCAAAACTAACATCCCGTAAGTTATTAGTGTGGTCAACAGCAACAGCATTAACATTCACCGGTCATGTGACTAGCGAGGACTGGGTAATTATTTCAGCAATCTATATTGGTGGCCAAACAATCATTGATGGTATCACTAGGTTGCGGGGGTACAATGATTAAGAAGCAAATATTAGAATTTGTTATTAAGAATTGGAAAGTAATTGCAATAATAGCGCTCCTCATTGTTGTGACAATGAAGAACCGTCGGGACTATAGTTTGATGCAGAAGGCATACGAAACCCAAGCGGAATCCCACATTGCTCAAATTGAAGGCCTAAAGGAAATCCATCAACGTGAATTAGAGGCCCACAAACTTCTTGCCGAAAGCCATCTTGAGTCTCTAGCAGCAATCGAAGAAGATTACGAAGCGGCACTTGAGATGATTAATCAACTGAGAGAAGACAAAAAAGGAAAATATAGGAACAAATTCAATCACGACAGAGAGCAACTAATTAAAGATATAGAGCAAACGTTTGGGATTCAGTATGTTCCTTAAATTATTATTAATGCTGTCCTTATCCGCCAACGCAACGGAGCCCGCTAAGTTTACAATTTTGGAATACAAAAAACCAGCGCCCTTCGAGGGTGTTTTGTTTGATGGTCCGGCGATTTCAACCATATTATCGGACTATGATATTGCTGCGTATGCTTGTGATATAAGGATAGACTATGAATTAAAAAAAGAACAAGAGCGTCACAACTTTGAAATAGAGGGTATCAAGATAGAGCACAAAGCTTTAACAGATGAATACGATTTGTTTATAATGCAGAAAGACAAAGAAATTGATTTGCTTGCCGGCGCATTAAAAAAAACTTCACCCCGTCACAAATGGTTGTATTTTGTTGGTGGGATCCTCATTGGTACTGCAAGCTCATATGGCGTATATAGGGCGATAGATGGCAAATAAACATCCCGATCAGATAGCAAAAATCGAGAAGGCAATTGCGGAGAAATATGGTGACGAGGCAATAGAGAATCCTCGCTCAAAATGGAACGAAGAAAAAGAAAAAGAATATCTGTCTCAGATGAAAGACTTTTATGAAAAAATAGGTAGGAGTGAGCAGTCTCAAAAGAAAATTGATATAAATGGCATAAAGGTGTCAAAAAAACTACTTAATAGAGAATCTTTAGGGTGTTGTCCAATCTGCGAATCTTTTTCGAAGAAATCAATGGATGATGTATGCCTTATAAAATTTGATTGTTGCAGTAACTGCTATTATCAATATGTTGAAGGCCGAGAAGAAAGATGGTTAAAAGGATGGAGACCAAATGAAAATAAATAAGAAACAACTCAAACAGATTATTCGAGAAAGCATCGAAGAAATGGGAGCCGGAATGGAAGAGCCCGCGGATGCACTGCCAGATGCACCGCTGTCCATGCGCCAGAAAAGAGTAAATACAGCAACCACTACTGGTGCGTTGATGGACCAAGAACAATACGCCGAGATGCTTAAGGCAATTTTGTTAAGCCCAAAAGTATCTGCAGCAGCTCGCAGAAAAGCCCTAGTGGATATTTTCGGACCAAAGGGTTCATCTATAAATGCTATAGTTTTACAAATGCTTAAAGGGGCGCAAGAATAATGGCGACAGTGTATGAAATAGTCCAAGGGCTATCACAAGCTGCAGCTAATGTATATGATGGCGCCCACAATGATGATGGCGAGCTTATAGAGATAGGGTTACGTAGAGAAGAGGGGAATCCAATTTTAGATAAGCGAGTAATGGACGGGTTTAACGTTAAGTTTTACGGCAATATGATGTGCCTGAGTTACCATTCGGAAGTTCAACTTAAAGAGGTGTATGCTAAAGGTTTCGAAAACGACGTAGAACAACGTATCGCAGACATTGCTTCTTTCCTGAAGAAAGAATATAGAAAGATTACTGGCGAGTCTGTAAAACTAACTAAAGAGGGTGAGCCGGATATCCGAGTCGAAAATTCATCTAGAATTCGCTCTTGGGTAACTGCAAAGTGTCACTATAAGATCGACGGAATCAACAAAGAGCAGCAAATTGAACAAGAGTCCAAGGACCAATTAGAGAAAGGATGGAAATCATTTCTTGAATTGGGTGATTGGGGTAAGCGAGCAAAAAACGATAAAAGACCAAAGAATTCGGGAGAGTAAACAGTGGAAATTTCCCGTTCTGATTTGTATCGAATCGTTGTCGAAGAGTATATCAAAGATGGCGGCACCGAATTATCTGAAGACAATGTTGATGATCTGATCGCCCACATTAAAGGCGGACCTAAGCCTGATTGGATGGACGATGACGAGCAGGACGTTCCAGATCCACCCGAGGTACCTCCGGCGCCAGATCAGTCAGATGTGACGTCGAGCGAGACCTATCCAATGGAGATCCCCCACTCATCAGACATGAGTGATGAAGATGTTGTAGCATCCATTAGTCAAATGATCCAAGGAAGAGACCCAGAACATGTTTCAGAATTATTTCAGGCAGTTTTTGAGAAGTTGCCCGGCGTGGAGCTATCCTCCCCTGGCGATGAAGATTATCCCGGAGAAGAAACTCTCTACACTCCCGGTGCAGAAGGGCGCCCGGTTGCAGGGTTCCAGCTTCAAGAACTTATGGAGCTTATTCGAGAAGTACTTGAAGAAGGTCACTATCACGACATGGGCGGCGAAGACGAGATGTACGACGCGCTGGATCCACACGGGTTTGATAAGATGTCAGATGCTGAGCTAGTCGACGCTATACACACTGGCGGTATGGAAGAGATGATAGTTTTCGATGGTGAAGGCGGACTCGCCAATCGAGAAGAAGCAATAGCGGCCCTGAAAGATGTATGAGCTTCCAATTAGACAAAAAGCAAAGAGTTAAAGAAATATTAAAATGCGGCAAAGACCCTTCTTACTTTTTGAATAATTATGCCCGCATATCACACCCGATGCACGGGTTAATTCTTTTTGATACGTATCAGTTTCAAGATGAATTGTTGAAAGATTTTAACGACTATCGTTTCAACGTTATCTTAAAGGCACGCCAGCTTGGAATCTCCACAATTACCGCGGGATATATTGTATGGATGATGTTGTTTCATCGCGATAAAGCCATTCTGGTTATGGCAACCAAGTTTGCTACAGCAGGAAACTTGGTTAAAAAAGTTAAAAACATTATGCGCAACATTCCTGATTGGTTAAAAATTGCAACAATCACTGTTGATAATAGAACGTCATTTGAGCTATCTAATGGCTCGTCAATCAAAGCCGCCTCAACATCTGGAGATGCAGGTCGCTCAGAGGCGCTGTCTCTTTTGGTACTTGACGAGGCCGCACATATTGAAGGCCTCGAAGATTTGTGGACTGGTTTGTATCCGACGCTGTCAACAGGCGGCCGATGTATTGCTCTATCAACTCCAAACGGTGTCGGCAACTGGTTTCACAAAGCCTGCACAGATGCAGAGAGCGGCGCCAACAACTTTAATTTAACAACGCTGCCGTGGGATGTGCATCCTGACCGTGATGAGGGATGGTATGACAAGGAAACTAGAAACATGTCCAAGCGCCAGATTGCTCAGGAGCTTGCATGCAATTTTAACACATCTGGCGAAACAGTGATAGATCCAGGCTGTATGGAGTGGCTTCTCTCTGGCGTCGTCGAGCCCAAGTACAGAACCGGTTTCGATCGTAATTTTTGGATCTGGGAGGAGTTCAACGCATCTTGTAGTTACTTAATGGTTGCCGACGTTGCGCGCGGCGACGGAGCAGATTACTCAACTTTTCACATTATCAAATTGGAAACTCTAGAAATAGTTGGAGAATACCAGGGAAAACCAACGTTAGATATGTTTGCCAACATGCTGAATCAAGTAGGTCGCGAGTATGGCGGTTGTATGTTGGTTGTAGAAAACAACAATGTAGGGTATTCTGTGTTGGATAAGCTTATGGAATTTGGGTACCCCAATGTTTATCATTCGATTAAATCCACACACGAATATATAGAACAATATCAGGCTGAAACCCGCAATAGTGCAGTTCCCGGCTTCACCACTTCGATGAAGACACGCCCCCTCATTGTGGCGAAATTAGAAGAGTTTATCAGAAACAAACTAATTAAGGTATATTCTTCTCGAACAATAAACGAATTGAAAACTTTTATTTGGAAAAATGGAAAACCACAAGCAATGAAGGGATATCATGATGATCTGACTATGGCACTAGCAATTGCTTGTTGGGTAAGAGACACAGCCTTGCAAGCAAACACCAGAGAGCTAAATTACCAGAGAGCATTCGTCGACGCAATCATTACGACCAAAAGAACAATGAACACACAAATTAAA